GGCTGCTGTACAAGGCACTGGCGCTGGGCAGTGGAGCGCTCGCAAGGCGCAGTTAGTGGCAAAGAAGTACAAAGACGCAGGCGGAGGCTACCGTGATTAAGAAGCCTCAGCAATCTCTGAAGGCTTGGGGCGAACAGAAGTGGACTACAAAGTCTGGTAAAAAATCCTCGAAAACGGGTGAGCGGTACTTGCCAGAGAAGGCGATTAAGGCATTATCTTCTGCTGAATACGCAGCCACAACCAAGGCAAAGCGAGCAGGTAAGGCGGCAGGTAAGCAGTTTGTGGCGCAGCCAAAGAGTATCAAAGCAAAAGTCAAATCGTTTAGGAACTTTTAATGTCAACCAGCGGCACAGTCTCTCAGACTACGATCTCGGTTCAACAGCTCATCGATCACGGCGCACGCCGTGCGGGTAAGCTCGCCGAGGAGCTGACTGTCGAGCAGGTGCAAGCCGCTAAGGAGAGCCTGTATTACCTGCTCTCGAGCCTGAGCAACTACGGCGTCAATTACTGGGCGATCAACAAAGTCATCGTTGGTCTGCAACCAAACAAGTACGAGTACTTTTTGCCCGTGGGCACGGTTGACGTGCTCAACGCCAACTACCGCACGCTCACTAACATCAGTACGGGTGCCAACAGCACGTCAGGCACCACCCTAAACGCATTTAACGGCGTAGGTGACCTGATATGTCAACTGAGCAACAACACGGGCTCTATCGGCATTGCAAACGGCACGAGCAGTCCTGTCTACATCAGCACGATCGGTATCTTGCCTGCGGTGTCAGGTTCTGTGACCGTGAATCTGCAGTACTCAATGGACGGCACGACTTGGGTGACGGTCTACGCACCCGGCGCAGAGACGTGGGCATCTGGCACTTGGATTTATTACGACCTTGACCCCTCTGAGACAGCGCCTTTTTGGCGTATCCAGCAGACTGCGGGCGTCAATATGGGGTTCTATCAGGTTGTATTTGGCACGATGCCAATGTCAATTAACATGTCGCGCATGAATCGTGACGATTACAGCTCGCTGCCTAATCGTTCGTTTACAGCGCTGCGACCCCTTCAGTACTGGTTCAATCGCACGATCCCGCAGCCGAACATGGAAGTCTGGCCAGTGCCTGACAACATCAGCCCGCAGCTCGAGCTCTGGCTGAACAGGTACATCCAAGACGTTGGTGATTTGAGCGGCGAGATCGAGATCCCGCAGTACTTTTACATGGCGATTCAAAACGGCTTGGCGCACCAGATGGCGTTGGAGTTGCCGCAAGTTGATGCCGCGCGTATAACGTACCTTGAGCAGCAGTACGAGAAGCACTTCATGCTGGCGCAGAATGAGAACCGCGACAAGTCACCCATTATGATTAGCCCGAATATCAGCATGTACACTCGGTAAGGGGGTATAAAATGCCCCGCTTCCTTGATACAATTGGCAACAGTAGTTTGAGTGTTTTCATATGCGATCGATGCAAGATGAAAAGAGCTTATAGCGACATGCGTGCAGACGGCAACATACCCGCTATAAAGGTTTGCTCTGAATCGTGTAGTGACCAGTTTGACCCATATAGGTTGCCGGCAAGGCAGTCTGAAAAGATTAGCTTACGTTTTCCTCGCCCAGATGAGGATGTTGCGCAGACGCATAACAACATCATCCTTGACCCTGACATACAGAACGAAGACGATGTCGGGATCGCAACTGAGCAAGCGAATACGCCGAATGACGGTAATTTAGATATATTGAGTCCTTAACATGGCAGATGTCAGGATCACAGCCCTTCCCGCAGCTCAGGCCATCACCGGCACTGAGCTAGTGCCTGTCGTCCAGAACGGATTAACGGTTCAAACGACTGTCTCTGCAATTACGTCGAGCCCGTCGCTCACGCAGACATTTTTAACTGTTGGCTTGCAAACAACTTTGTCCAACAGTCGGTACTTCTCAACTGGTGTCGGGCTTGGTATCACTGACGGTGGTGCGCAAGGTTCTTACACAATCGCCTTCAATGGCACTGCGGCTTCGTTAGAGAGCGCTGGCACAGGTATCGTCGTTAAGACTGCTGCTAATACCATCACAGCACGATCGTTCGTTGTGAGCGGTTCTGGGCTGTCCCTGACTAACGGTAGCGGAGTAAGTGGTAACCCAACGCTCTCTTTGAGCGGCTTGCCCTTAGTTCTTGCAAACACGACAGGAACTGGGTTATTAGCAGTTAACGGTGCGGCGCTCACACCGCTCACGATCACAGGCACAGCGAGTCAAATTGTAGTCACAAGTGGCGACGGCTCGAGCGGTAACCCAATCATTGCGATTGCGTCAGACCCAGTGCTGCCGGGCACCGCAGCCGTGCAGGTGCCAAGTGGAACGACCGCGCAACGCGCAGGCGCTGTTGGCGCGTTCAGGCTCAACTTAGACACAGGTTTGTTTGAGGGTTACAACGGCTCTTGGAACTCCTTTGCTGCAGGTTCAGGCGTCACCTCAATTGCGACGGGCACGGGCTTGACGGGTGGTCCGATCACCTCTACGGGCACGATCTCGATTGCTAACACTGCGGTTACGGCTGCGTCTTACGGCTCTGCAACTCAGGTCGGAACCTTTACGGTTAACGCTCAAGGTCAACTGACTGTTGCGAGTAACGTCACCGTCACCCCTGCGGTTGGTTCAATTACAGGCTTGGGCACTGGTGTAGCTGCTGCATTAGCAGTCAACGTGGGTACTGCTGGCTCACCTGTTGTAAATGGCGGCGCATTAGGTACGCCATCAAGCGGCACTTTGACCAACGCTTCTGGGCTTCCGTTGACCACGGGTGTCACAGGCAATCTTCCTGTGACGAACCTTAACTCAGGAACCTCTGCGTCTGCCACTACGTTTTGGCGAGGCGATGGCGTTTGGTCTACCCCTGCGGGCGCTGGCGATGTGTCTGGCCCAGCCTCTGCGACAGACAACGCAATTACAAGGTATGACGGCACAACTGGAAAAATTGTACAAAACTCGCTTGTCACTGTCGCTGATGACGGTGCAATTACCGCGCCGGGTGTCAGTAGCGTCATCCCTTTTTATTACGCCAACCAAGCTGCGTTTCCTAGCGCCTCGACTTATCACGGCGCTATAGCTCACTCTCATGCAGATGGGGCGATGTATTTTGCTCACGCGGGCGTGTGGACGCGGATGTTAAACGATGGCGGTCCACTCGGCACACCAAGCTCTGGCACCCTAACGAATGCAACGGGTTTGCCGCTGACTACAGGCGTGACTGGGACGCTACCAATTGCAAACGGCGGGACAAACTCAACCGCCACGCCGACTAATGGTGGAATTGGCTACGGTACAGGCACGGCGTATGCGTTTTCTGCGGCAGGCACATCAAGCGAGGTATTACTCTCTGCTGGTGCTGCGTCACCCACTTGGGCAAGTCAGTCAAGTTTAGTGGTTGGCTCGGCTACAAACGCAACGAACACCGCAATCACAGATGACGCCGCAACAGCGGTCGCTGTGTACCCAACTTGGGTTACTGCTAACACCGGCAACCTGCCACAAAAAGTCACATCAACTAAATTATCATTTGTTCCATCTACGGGCGCACTGACTGCTACGGGTGGTATCTCAGGAGGGACGTTCTAATGGCTCAAAGCGGCTTTACCCCAATCAAACTTTACCTCTCGACGACCGCGGCGGCTGTGCCCACGGCTGCCAACTTAGAGCCCGGCGAGTTAGCGCTGAACAACAACGACGGCAAGCTCTTCTACGAAGATAGCTCGGGCGTGGTGCAGGTCATTGCAAGCAAGGCATCTGCCGCTAACTCCTTCTCTGCGGGCACCACGGGTCTTACGCCAAACACTGCGACTACTGGTGCGGTGACTCTTGCGGGCATCTTAGCTCTAGCCAACGGCGGCACGAACGCTGCACTAACGGCTGTAGCGGGGGCGGTTCCTTACTCAACTGCATCTGCTCTTGCTCTATCTGCTGCGGGTACAGCAGGGCAGGTCTTAACGTCAAACGGCGCAAGCGCACCTACATGGTCTACCCCTGCGGGCGGCGTAACGCTGTCTAACGACACAACGACGGCAAGTAACCTATTTCCAACCTTTGCTTCTGCCACAAGCGGTTCGGTGTCTACAATCTTTACGGGCAATGCAAACCTACTATACAAGCCAAGCACAGGCGAGTTGCAGTCTACTGCGATGGTATCAAGCAACGGCATCACGGTTAACTCTTCGATTATTGCGGCTAACTACACTATCGGTACAAACTACAATGGCATGAGCGCAGGACCAATCACTATAAACTCAGGTGTCACGGTTACTGTATCGTCTGGTTCAACTTGGGTGGTACTTTAAATGTCAACAATCTCCGCAGGCACTACATCTGGAACCGCGTATACCGTTACGGCGGATACGACTGGTGTTATCGCTCTTGTACCTACAAACGGTCTAG